CCATTATCTGGAGAGCTCTGGACAACTCCAAAATTATCATGGAGTGGCAGGTAGTGGTATTGGTCTATTCTTGGCTAAGGCCCTTAAAACTAAGGGTATCCGAGTGACACTCCTTAGTCATAAGGATCTAGAAACTATGACACCTATGGAGATAAAGAGCATGAACATTATAAACTGTACAGTTAGATCTTATGATGGATGTCTAATCAATTTGAGCGATAACCCTTATGAAATTAGTGGTTTGACTGTCCGGTTCCTCTATCGAAATCTGTTGAGGACATTAGAGGCTATACCTTATCCACTCTCTCATCTTGACCAGACAAATGTGGAGAAGATACGAAACATTTTGACAAAGATCTGCCCTGAAATCCCTATCTTGTAATATTATCTTTTTGAATTATTATTTTAAAAAGATTTATATATATTAAAGAGAGGAGACGAATCTCCTCTCTTTATTTATACCATATTCAATTGTTTATTATTCTTATAGACCAGTTACGTTAAGAACAGCGTAATAATCTGGACGTAGTACACCCATCCAATAACGGCTACGAGCCATTATAGAAGGCTGACCTTCAGAGTAATATATTGGATGTAACTGAATAGGTACGTAAGGGGCATAAATAGCTCCAGTTTCTTCAGGTTTAGATCCCTTAAATCCTAGGAGAATTTTACCGTCTTCACAAAGAGGTGAAACATATACATTATACTGACCAGATAATGTTCCCATCCTTACTGTTCCTATTTCCATACTACCATCAACTGGATTTCCGTTTCCAGTATACTGTATCATAGATTGGAATACAGTAGCTGTAGTTGGACTGCATAGTAAGAATGAAGCACCAGCAACGTGAGTTTTCTGGAATATAATGTTGCTTAGTTTGTTAATTTTTGGCATAATAGTTTCATACCAAGCATTTACGCCCCTAGTCCAGGTCATTGGTATAGATGCATCCCAAGTACTAGATTCAGCGGCTTTACTAAATAGCATATTTATAGTTTCGCCATCTATTTCAGTTAAAATGGTAGTGGTTAGGTAATCAACCATCTTATCTTCAAAATTCTCACCAAATTCATTCTTATAGTCTTCTATTAATTCGAATGAATAAGTGGCGCCTAGTTTACGAGTTTTAGCTTCTACAGGTATTTTAGTTATATTGAATTTTAGTGTATTATATGTTTTATTAGAACCAAATGGAATGTTCTTTTGAATATCTTTTTTATATGTAAACCGTAGGGCATTAACATTTGAGGTATTTAGGTTTAATACCCATACTCCTGTTTGCATATTAACCATACCAGTAATTGTTAGTGCTGAAGATAGTGAATGAATTACTCCGTTCCGATCAACTTCAGCAACTTTAGTAAAAGATGTAGCACCACTTAAAGTTGGCTTATCAGCCATTTCAATAACTAGTGTTCCTTCAGAAGGTGTCTCAGACAATGTGCCGTTAAAGTTGACTTTAGTGTTGTTGGTACTATCGGCAAGAATGGTATCGTGAACTTCAGACTGAGGAGTAGAGTAATTATAATCTCCACTGCTCCAAGGATAGATGTTACCTTCACCAAAAGGACTATCGGTAGCTACAGGATTGCCATCTAGACCCTCAACATAAGCATCTAAAAATCGAATCCAACCAGTAGAACTCTGTAAGGGCTGTGTAGATATTATTTGGTTAGCTATAAGTTTGGGGAATAGACGACGAACTAATGGTAATACAATTTTAGGTAGATATATCATATTCTGCATAGTAGTATCAGCCAAAAGAGCCTGACGAGTATTTGCTAGAACAATTTTGAGGTTATTGTACATAATGGGATTTTTTACATTGGCTAATAACTTACTCTCAACACGAGGCCATACCTTTGAACTTAATAGGGCTGTATAATCTTTATACATTAAATAATACACTCCTTATATAATTTTAAATATTTTTAATTGCTAATCATTAATTCCAGCTATACGTAAAATTTCGGCACTCATTTCTTCTATACCATCATATCTATTAGCTAAAATCGTTGAATTGGATTTCCATCCTGTGCGGTTAAGAACATTAACCGGTTTTACAATATTTTTAATTTCTTTTTTAGTTGTATTATTTTGTATTTTGTTTGATACAAGCGTTTTAGATTGTTTAGATTTTGTTTTATTTATATATGCGAGTACGGCTTTATTTACTTTGTTTGTCCTATTAATTGCTACTATAAGATCTTCTGGTCTTTTTGCTGTTACTATTCTAGAAATAATTATTTTATATTGTTTTAAAACTTTATTTGCGATAACAATATCAATTTTATTATCAATTAAATTCTTTTTGATATTCTCAATACCAGATGAAAGTACAGTATAAAGATTTTTATACTGATTATTCATTTTCTTTGCAATTAAATAATTTAAACTAGCCTTTTTAAGTTCTTCTTTTTTGCTTATAATAATCGCATCCTTTTCTTTAGATTTATCAATTAATTCTTTAACCGTTCCAGCAACTAATTTTTCTTTGATCATTCCTAAAACTAATTCTTTTGCCATTAAACCATGTTCAAAAATCTCATTTACTTTATTTTTATATCGTTTACGTAAAGATGACATTGATACTTTTTCATCATCTCCATCTAGTTCTTCATCTTCATCTTCTTCATCTAGTTCTTCATCTTCTGATTTTTCGTCAATATTTTCTTCATCAATAACAATTTCATTAAAAAAATCTTCAACTAAACCTAGAATTGCTGGTAATTCCGCAGAATCAACAGATTCAGACTTTTCTTTATCATCTTTCTTTATTGTTACATCATATTTATCGCCATTCTTACTTATTGTTATATCCAATCCCAAGAAATTGTAGTTTGATTCATTATCAATAGCTTCTTCTACCTTTTCAATAACCTTTTCATTAATTGGTGGTTCAGATTGTGTATCATTTTTTTTATTCAATTCTTCTATATCATTAAAATCAACTATATCTTCAGAATTCTCAATATTATCATATTTATTAAGAACATTTTCTAAGGCTTCATCTACCGCCTCTTGAATTAATTCTTTATCAATATTCATTTTATAGTTCCACCCCTTATAACCAATCTATTAGATTGCATCTTTTATTAATTTTAATTTATTTTTTAAGTCTTTAGTATTTAAATTTATTTCCTGTGTCTTTTTATTAATACTAGAAATTTGTTGATCCAAATCAATAATATCTAACTCTTTTTTGAATAAATCAACTCCAAATTTAATTTGAACAGCATTTAACTCTCTATCGATATCTTGATCATCAATTAAATTTAATGATTTTTTGATAAAATCATTTAATGTAATAGACATGTTTAACATACTCCATTCATAATTAATTTATTTTTTATAAACCTTTCTAATAGTAGCCATAATTGCTGTTTGAATAATTTCTTTAAGCTCAGACTCTGATAAAGATATTATTTTATCTTTAACTTTTATATGTGGTTTATTATCAATTTTAAAAACGGAACCCATTATAGATTTTACATATGCATCAGAATATGCTGGATTATGTACAGCATCATAAGATATAAGGGTAAATTCATTAATTGTATCAATATTATTTAAACCATAACTAATATCCTGATCTGTGATTGCTCGAATAGATACTCCAACTTTAATCTTATCTTTAAGTAATGAGGCTAAAATCATTCCGTTTGGCGTATCTAAAGTTTCAAACTTTCCTACAACATAATTACCATCCATTGCCAAAGATGTAATTACATGGGAAACATTCTTAAGAGAAACTGTGGCAATACGATTAACATCATTAATATCATCTGGATGATCTAGTTCACCCAAGAAATGACGATTTTGTACTTCTTCTTCAATTTGACTTAAAGCCGCAGATAAAACTTGTTTTGGAAACCTATGTCCATTTGCATTTGGATCGTCACATTTCTGAAATACCGCTTCTGCAATAACTTTGTTTCCTAAGTTCCCTTTTACATCACTTAGAATAGTATATTCAAGTAATGGATTGACTATTGATCGAAATAAATAGCGTTGTGGACTAGCTATCATATTTAATTCAACACCTTATTTAAATTTCTTAAATATATTTTGTTGAATTTATTCTTCTTTTTTTTGTTTTTGTTTGCTGAGATTTGGTGAGATGATAGTCTTACTGATTTTCTAATTTGATCATCATCTTGTTCTACTTCTTCATCAGAAGCCACCTCAGAATCATCTGGAGATACTGTAGTTTCCTCTGATATAGATTCATCTATTGATTCTTCATTAAATTCATCATGATTATGAGAAGCTATTTCTTCAGATTCATCTAATTCATCATCAAAATCTTTTTCTGTATCATTATTAAGGTTATCTATTTCTTGATAAATGTCTTCTTTTATTTCATCTAATTCTTCAGGATCTGCTCCACTTTCTTCAGCAATAGATATTAATTCATCAATGAGAGACTCAAGATTTGATTCTCCCATTTCTTCATCTTCTATTTCTCCGTCTTCAAATTCTTCAAAACTTTCAAAATCTTCAAATTCTTCATCTTCAATTTCAGGTTCTTTATCTTCAGAATCTTTGTCAATTTCATCTTCAATTTCGAATTCTTTATCTTCAGAATCTTCATCAACTTCATCTTCAATTTTTTCATCTTCAATGATGATACTTTCTACCGCAGGTTTTTCATCTTCTATTTTTTCTTTTACTTTTTTGGCAGGAATCAGTTCATCAATTTTAGCACCAGGAGTATTTTTGTTTATTATATCTATGGCTTGACTTTCAGCTTGATCAAGCATATTTGTTAGACCTGAAAGCATTTGATCAAGATTTGGATCAGAAGGATCTGTAACATTAATTGCATCAATCTTATCTTGCAATGCAACTTTAATCGTAACCAGTTCTGTTATTGCATTAAGATCTGGAATAACGTCAATTGAATTTTCAATGATAGATATTAAATCGTTACCCTTTTGAATAATTGCATCCATTTTTTCTATATTTAAATTTTCAGATTTTTCCATTGATTGATTTTTTAGTTTTATTGAATCTGTATCTGAGGCTTCGACATCAGTATTAGGAATATCATCTGATGGAATATCAGTTAATTCTTTATCTAGATTTTCTTCTAATGGAGTGGCAATGGCAGGATTCATTGAATTTATCTTTACATATTCATCCGCCTGTTTCTTATCATTTGTTTGGAATATAATCTTATCTTGTCCATTTTCATTTTTTATAACAAAGTAGTTTCCAGCGGAATCTGGAACAACCTTTAAATTAGCTGATGTAAGTGAAACTTTCTTTTTTGATACCATAGTATTATCACTTGTTGATGATAAAATATTTGATAGTACATCATGTAAATATTCTCTAGTTACAAATAGGTCTATAGGTGTTAATGTATCTAGTTTGGAATATATTTTTGAAACAATTGAATTATATTTTGAATTATAATTTGAATTATTACATTCTATTATATTGATTAACTGATATAACATATTTTTTATATCATTTTTAAGCAATTCTTTTGACATAGAATATATAGCCTCCTAATTTAACACTTTTATTAAAATTAATTTTAATTTTATATTCATTATTTTTTTTTATCTTTTACAATAAATTATTTTCTTCAGATTCTTCTATAGTGATTTCCTCTCCAGTTTCTTCACCTTCAGACTCTAACTCATCCAGGTCAACCAATCCCATTGGTCCACCAAGCATATCATCCTCTTCATTTATACCAAGATCTTCAGTAGCAAGTTCTCCTCCGATAGGTTCTCCCATTGACATACTCCCACCACTCATTTCATTAAAATCTTCTGTACCCATTTTACCCGGTTTTTGTTCTGAAAATATTACTAAATTATTTTGTGCGGTAACCATTTTAGACATTTCATCTATGTCATCATCAGTTAGACCAATAATATTTTTAAGAATCCATAATTTAGGAATGTTTGGAAAACTATCCATAAAAGAATTTGCCGTAGCTAATCGATTATTTAAATTTTCAATTCGAATATTATCTTCAACATTTTTAGGTTCTGGCAAGGTAATATTAACACATCCAATAAATTCAGGATGACCTGTTAAAATAAAACATGTATCAACTAAATCTTTTAGACCATTATTAATATCTCCTTGATATTTCTTTATTGTACGACTAAATCTAATATCTTCAAGTGTTAACAAAGCTCTTGTACTAGCACCTTCTTCAGCGGCAAGATAAGCGGGTGGGATTCCTAAAGCCCCTAACAATTTCTTTTTAAAATATTCAGCATCATTAATATATGGTTGAACATCTCCAGATTGTAGCGGTTCAGCTTTAATTAGAGGCATTCCGTTAATTGATGGAGACCAAATATCTTCTTCAAGAGTCATCATCTCTGGAATTGAATCTAATGTCGTTCCTGTTCCATTATCTGAATTAATTATTTTTTGTCTACGTATACGATTCATAATTCCATTGATAAGACCAGGAATTTGATCTTCAGGAGTTGAACCAACTTCTATAGTCCATACTGTTCTAAGAGGTGTTCTTGTCGCACGATACATTGATAGAGCCGCTTCAACTAATAATAATTGCTTGGCTATTGATCTTACCGGATCAAATATTGATGTA